TATCTCTTATGCTAAAGCAAATACTGTTTCTAGAACTTCCTACGTTGAACGTCTTATTAGATCTTATAACTTATTGAAGATCATGGAGCATTCCAGAATTATTTGGAACGTTATGAATGCTCAGTACAGAATTAAGATGACAGTTCCTATTGGTAGTAAGTCTCCACAGAAGGCAAAAGAAACTTTAGGAGAGCTTATGTCTGTTTATAAAGAGGACATTAAACTAGATACATCATCAGGTGAGCTTGCTATTAACGGTAGACCAGATTTACAATTCTATAAGAATTACCTATTTCCCCAACAAGGAGGAGATTCGGTTAAAGTTGAAACTATAAATGCACAAGGTCCAAACTTAAACGTAATGGATTCGGTTCTTTATTTCTACAATAAGCTAAGACAAGATTCTAAAATCCCATACAATAGGTTCTCATCTCGATTTGGTGTAGGTGCTAACAACACATTCCATACTGCTGCAGATGGTGCAGAAAGAGACGAGGTTAGATTCTCTAAGTTCATTACACGATTAAGATCAATATTCCAAGAAATAATGGTTAAGCCATTATGGATTCAAATGTGTCTTGAATTTCCTCACCTAAAAAATGATACTGAATTTAGAAGCCAAATAGGTATTAAGTTTGAAAGCGATAACACATTCGGTGAATCTAGAGAAATAGAACAATTAATTAAGAAGATAGATTTTGTAACTTCACTAGGGGAGATTAAAGAAACAGTTAACGACGAAGAGGTACAATATTTTGATCAGAATTTCCTTATTGAAAGATGGCTAGGACTTCCTAATGATGATATCCAAATGTATAGAACATATCTAGAAAAGGACAAGGAAGAGGGCCAAGGAGCAGCTACCGGAGCAGCACCAGCAGAAGCACCAGCAGAAGCAGCACCAGCAGAAGCAGCACCAGCAGAAGGTGAAGCACCCGCAGAAGGGGCATAATATCGGAACTTAGCATTTTAAGTAGAGTATAATAATAGAATCCTTTTTATTATTAAGTAGGAATTTCTACATTTGCTTAAAATCTTCCAATGAAAAAAGAACTCAGAATCTTATTAGAGATTGAATCGTCGACAGGTAACGGATCTCAAAAAATTAAACAGGACCTTATAAAGGATAACTATTCTCCGATTTTGGAGTATTTTCTAAAAGTTGCCTTAGATCCATTTCTTACAACAAAGTTACATAAGCTTGATGTAATAGAGGGGTCACCATATTTAGTCGATGATGACTACAATCCATTTGAAAAATTTAAGGATTTAACGTCAAGACTTTTTATAGCTCCTGCACCGAATGATAAATTTAGGGAGGAAGCATTTGAATTAGTTAATTGTATAGATCTTTCATTTGATGAAAGAAAGATTCTAGGAAAGATACTTACTAAAAGATTAAACATAGGGATAGGTGCTAAGCTAATCAACAAAGCTTTCGGTAAAGAAGTTATACCAGATCCTAGTCTAATGTTAGCACAAGATGACGAGGACGAGATAAAAAAATGGGATTCAATAATATGCGAAGAAAAATACGATGGTGTTAGAGTAATTGCATTCGTTTCTGGTAAGGAAGTTAAATTCTACACAAGGGCATTTAATGAAATACCAAATCACTACCTAGAAAAAATAGCAGTAGAATGTTTAGGCATGATTAAGAATTCACAATTACAAGGGGATTGGTTTTTTGACGGGGAGCTTACAGATCTAGATAGAAAGAGTGTATCTGGTAAAGTTAATCAAATGCTAAAAGGAAAACCTATGAATTCAATAGGTGACGAGCTTATATTTAACGTATTTGATTTAGAAGATACAGATACTCTTAAAACAGGCAAAGGCATTATTCCTTTTGATATTAGAAGACAATCGTTAGAGGGGGTTTTTAAGACGTATACGACATCTTCGGTCACTCTAGCAGATTCTTTCTTAACTAAAGAAAAAGAAGACATCTACGCTTACTATAAGAAAATCGTAGATGCAGGAGGTGAGGGTGTAATTTTAAAAAATCCAGATCACGTTTACGAATGTAAAAGATCTAAGAATTGGATCAAGTTAAAAGAAGTAAATGAATGCGATCTTACAATTACTGGCTGGTATCCCGGGGAAGGAAAGAGAGAAGGGTTCATTGGAGGATTTATTTGCGAAGATAAATCTGGAACTTTAAAAGTGAAAATCGGATCAGGATTCACAGATCGAGATTTAAAAGAATTAAGTGAAAATCCGGATTCACACGTGAACAAAATATGTTCAGTACAGTATAATGTAATAATAAGTGACAAGAACGGAAACTGGTCATTATTTTTACCTAGATTTGTAGAGATAAGAAACGATAAAGATTTTGCGGACGATTTAAAAGATAAATGTAAATGATACAAGAATTATTAACAGAAAAATTAAGGCCAAAGGAATTAAAACATATGATCCTTCCACAAAGGATCAAGGGATCTTTCGAAAATGGATTACAACAAAATGTCTTACTTTCAGGATCCCCTGGATCAGGTAAGACCAGTATGGCTAAAATTCTAATAAAGAATCACCCATATATTTTTATAAACGTATCTGACGAGAGCTCGGTTGAGACAATCAGAACTAAAGTACACGACTTCTGTTCTACAGTTTCTATTCTTGATGGAGAAAATCACATTAAGATTGTTGTACTAGATGAGTTTGATGGTGCATCAGAGCAGTTCTACAAGGCTTTAAGAGGCACAATTGAGAAATATGCTAAGACAACAAGATTTGTTGCCACGTGCAACTATTTAAGCAAGATCCCAGATGCTATTAAATCTAGATTCGAGGTGTATGACTTTGATCCTGTAAATAAAGAAGAGGAAAACGAAATAAAGATTGAATGGCAGGAAAGGGTTTCTAAAATACTTTCGTTAATGGAAATAAATCATGATGAAAAAAGCTTAGATCTTTTTTCTAAGAAATATTTCCCAGATATGAGATCTGCATTGAATACAATTCAAAGATGGCAGATTGATGGGGTAACAGATCTAACTGAAAGTAAAATCAACGAAATAACTTTCGACCACGAGTCTATTTTCAGTATGATTCTTTCTAAACCTGACAGTATTAGTAATTACCAATATATTGTTGGACAATATTCAGGAAGAGTGGATGAAGTTATGGCTTCTTTGAGTTCTGACTTTATTAAATGGTTGGAAGAAAAAAATCCATCTAAATTAAATCTTATCCCAGTAACTATAATTACTGTTGCTAAGTATCAATCTCAAAGAAGTCAAGTAATCGATCCTATAGTCAGTCTTTTGGCTTTGATTTTCGAATTACAGCAGATGTTTAATAAATGACCATTATACTAGGCATTATGCTTGGATTCATTGCTAATGCGTAGTATACTATACAAAAAATAATATTATGAGAGGCAAAATTATAATAGTTGGCCCTGGTGGATCAGGAAAGGATTACTTAAGAAAAAAAATGGTCAGCAGAGGATTTGAATACGGGGTTTCTTTTACAAGTAGACCACCTAGGGAAGGTGAAGAAGAAGGTGTCGATTATTATTATAGAGACGAGGATTTTTTCTCATTAAATTCAGATCTATTCCTAGAATTACAGGAATTTAATGGGTGGAAGTATGGAATATCAAAAGGAGAATTTTCAATAAAGAATCTTTTTATCCTTAGTCCTGCCGGTCTTAGAAGCTTGCCAAGTGATTTTAGAAATGATTCTTTTGTTATCTATTTGAATCCCGAAGAGGATGTTAGGGTTAAAAGATTACGAGAAAGAAATGATGCTGACAATGTGGAGAGAAGATTAATTGCCGACAGGAAGGATTTTTTTGATTTTTCCGATTATGATATAATGATAACCAATGAAAATTTTTAATCATTATATTCCCAAAGAAATCCACCGATTCTTTTAACTTCCCCCTTACAACATCTACATATATTCGAGGGACTGAATCCCAGTTCCATTTTTATATCCTGAAAAGAATCCCATGTTTTAATTAGATCGCCATTAATTGATTTCTGATTAACCTTTCTAGCCCTT